GGCAATTTTGTACATGGTCCGAATTCTGGCTTTTACACACCTTTAACTGCTGGTGGTGCATGTGGCACTGTTTTGTTTTCAGAAGAGCATGGTGTCGTCGGATTTCACGTTGCTGGAGGAGATAATATTGGTTTTTGCGTAGTCCCGCCGCGTATAGTGGCTGAGGAGATACGCTCCCTTATGTTATATAAGGAGGATGTGCCCTACTATTTTGATGATAAAATTAATGCCAATTTTTCAGGGGTTAGGTTAAGATATCCCGATGGTTACGTCACTCCGACGCCAGTTTTGAGTGCTTCGTCTTTAATTCCTACTATATTTAATATTGAACATAACAATGATGTTCGGGAATTAAAGTGTCTGATTAGAGATGATCGCGCTGTTGCTCCTGTGGTTGAAAATAATTTACGTGATAAAGTTCCCCCTAGATTCGATGCAGCAGGTACACCACACAAGCAGCTTAAAACCACGGCAAGGAAGACATGTAAACTGCAAGGGCGGTTGAATTCCGCTGAGGTAGATTTTGTTGCCATGTGCATTGACGACATGATACCTGAGTTCAGTGACATAGACGACTCCGAATGTGCCTTTGGTAATGAGTATCTACCACCACTAAATAAAGATTCTTCGAATGGATATGGGTTTATGAGGGGAAAGGATGCTTATTTCGATTTTGCTGAGAAGATCATTTATCCTCATACCATGGATAAGTTCAATAAGTTTTTAGATGATGTTAATAATGACAACGTAGACATCAGGGAAGTGTTATCCACTGAATCCTTTAAAGATGAATTAAGGACAGTGGATAAACGCGACTCACCACGCACTTTCAGGGTGATGCCATTACAGCATATATGGTGGAGTAAGAAGATCTTTGGCGCAACTATGCCATTTTTTAAACAGAACCGTCACAAGACAGGACTTTGTGTTGGATTCAATCCATATTTAGATTGTGATGAGGTAGCCAACAAGCTTCGCGGTTGTGAAGTAACAGGTGATATTGACTTTTCTAAATGGGACGGATCCATCATGAGCAGGTTTATGTATGTGATTGGCGATTGTTTTAAGCGTAAATATAGAGGTAAGCATGTTAAAATGCTAGACTACCTGATTTCATCATCAGCTACATCGTGCGTTTTGGTTAATGATGAGCTTTTAGCAACTACACATGGCCTACCGTCTGGCACTTGGCTTACTTTGCTAATGAATTCATTGATAAATAAATGTTTGACTGCACTGACTCTCTACAGGTATGACAACAGTCCATCTCTTACCAAGTTTCACCGTGTAGTTGATTATGTTATGGGTGATGATAAGATAATTGGAGCCCATAAAGATGACAAGCATTGGTTCAATTTACGTACTATTGACGAAGTAGCGACTTCTTTAGGCATGACGTGTACTAATGGGGATAAAACCCCAATAACCAAACAACATCAACCCTTTGACAAGTTGACTTTTGTCAAGCGTCACTTCAGATATCACCCAGTGCTTAAAAAATATGTTGGATGTCTGAGTGTTGAAACCTTACTCGGAACTATACAGTGGATGGATAGTGGTAAAGACATTGAAGAAGTCTTACCTGGCAAGATTAGATCTGTGTTGGTAGAAGCTTATTTGCATAGTCCTGGATTATATGAACAGTTTAAGAAGTTATTCGATAAATATAGACCAGGTGATTCTCTTGATGTGCAACGTGTTTTATCAATCTTATCCGATGATCGTGGTTATTTAGACGTGCTCCGCGATATGGGTAAGGATTTCCATTATCTTGAATAAGATTACCATAGCGGAGTTAACCGCTTAAACAAAACCTTGCTGGTCAGGGTGGCAACCTATAGCCTGTGTGATGGTAGTTTACCGTTATAATATCAACAACTCAAAATTGATAGCGAGGATCATCACA